TCGATATTCTTCTTCGGTTTGAATTACGATTTTCTTCATCCATGCGCCAATCAGATAAGTTTCTGAATCGTTGGTTAAGATGGATTGTGCCTTGGTGTGGGCAATGATTGCTTGTGGCATAGTGGATGTGTTCGTTGATGTATGGAATTTTGACAACATGCGTAGTGGGGAGCAAATGTTGTCAGTGTGGTTCATCCATACTGCTGGTGAATACTGGCGAGAAAGAAAATCAACCTGGTCACCACGGTTCGCCATTTTGAATTTCAATTTGAAACCCCAAGTGGCGGCGGTGGCGATAGATCGTTGTTCGTCCAAGTTCCTCTGTATAGAATCATCGCCAGCCATGAGGCCGAGGTTGCGATAAGCACCCTCGAAATCAATCTTGGCTTCCGAATTGTGGATAGGTGAGGACAGTAGACAGCAGTAGGAAATGAACGCGTTACGTGCAGTGTTAAGTGCTGATGTGTATGGGTCTCCTGATGCTTGTGATTCATCTTGGTCATAACGAACGCCAAAACCGGCGTTAACGCTGTTACCATAGGTTAGTTCATACCAGGTTCTGACCTCGGGGTGATCCGAAGGGTCAAAGTTTGAAAGCAGGAATGCAATGTCAAATTCTCTTACCAATTTGTTTACAGTCCCGTCCATCCTGGTATAGTCTCCGAGAGCGATATGCCGGGTGCGTTTGTCTGAAACATGTTCTGCAACACGGGTAGCAACTTCCATGGGCGCAAGGCCGAAAGCATACCACCGGGTCTTCTTCATGTTGGACGCAAGAGCTAGTGCAATTCTCGAATTCTGCAAGCGTACAGTAGGTGTCATGGGTGTGATATTTCGTGGATCTCCAGGCTTCATGACGACTTCCGATTTCTGAAACGACTTCGTGCGTTTCCCAAACAATTTAACATATTCCAACCATTCACTCGCACGCCATGACATGGCTTCCAAGTTTGAAAGCCGCTGGCTGGGTTTTGATTGTTTTTCGTAAACATCGTCTACAGACATGAGTCGAACAAAATTGCCGACCTCGCGCCTGTATTCTCTGATAAACGTGTTAATGTTATTTTGCTGGTAGCGACTTAGATATCTGGGGAGGTCTTCCGGCCTTATCTCCGTGAT